CCAGCAATGCCGCGCAATAATTGGCGATAATTTGAATCCCCTATTTTTTTAGCTTCAAACAATCTGCCATTTGGCATGTAATCCGCCAAAGCATCCGCATGATTTTCTATACTATGACTTATCATGGATATGATACCGCGCCCAATATTGGGATTTCATTTGATTGCGTAGTTATATCTCCCGAAGGAACAGATAATGTAAATGACTGTAATCTTTGCCCTGTTTCAGTATCAACAGTATTTATGATCGCGCTTCTATATGCATCTTCATCCAAATCGCTTCCAACTTCTGTTGATTCAGTAAAATATTGATCAAGATTTGCTGTAATTGCACTTCGCATTGTTGATGTATCTGGCGTGATATTTGTAAAAGTGAAATCAACAACCACCGCTGTTGGTGGACTTACAATCAAATCCTGTTCCGCAGTATTTGCCGGACGTATTAAATTTAATTCATCTTTAACATCTTGTGCTTCTGATGCCGAAGGAATTGGATCATCATCATTATCACGCATAAAATAAACTTGAACACGACCAAGCGCAATGGAAGATTCCGCAATTATTGTGCCTGTTGCTGGTGTTATTGGTGAGCCAGTGACCACATAAGCAAAAGTAACATTATCTATAACAATCAACGCTGTATTAGTAACATTATATTCAGCTTGATCCGCACCTGAAATCCCTGTTCTTTGACCATCATCAAACCCATGAGGTGTCGCAGTGACTACTGTGGCAATTTGACCAGCTCTATTAATAGATGTAACAGCAACAGAACCAACAACAGTTCCAGCCTCATCAACAAAAACACGAGTTACACCAGGAACTTCACGCGCTTTATCTTTAATGTCGGACGAATTAAAATGAGCCACAGGATTTTGAATTTTATCAAGCGTTCTTGCTTGCAATGATTCTAGAGATTCTTGATCGGTACCACCACCAATCTGACCATAATCAACACGCAATTCATTATCTATGCCTGCTATTGGTGATTGAAGTGTTAATGGTGATTCAGCTTCAAGATTTTTATCTTGCCCTTCCAATACTGATTCAATCGAAACTGATGCGCTTGTATAAGCTGCTTGAATAGTTCCGGTTGCAGGCGTTGTAGGCGATCCGGTAACTTGATAAGTGAAAGTATCAAGACCAGTTACCGTGATTTCCGCATCTGTTACATTATAATCAGTTTCAACCGCGCCAGACATTGTTACAGGAACATTTGATGCTAATCCATGATTGCCTGCTGTTGTAACCGTTGCGGTAGTACCAGAGCGAGTAATTGATGTAATTGAAATAACATTATCTGAAATTGTTGATGATGATGCAGAAGAATATTCATTTCCATTTGAGGCTAAAATAGCTCCAAGCGGAATAGTTGAACCAGCCACACCTGTTGCGACCGCATTACCATTTGAAGATGAAGCCGGCTGCTGTTGTTTGCCATAAATAGCTCCCCATCGAACAATAAAATCAGTTAAAAACGCTGAATCAGGGAATAATTGTTCAATAGTGCGTGAAAGATCACGGTAAAAATCGAATAATCTACGGCCAATTGCAGTTAATATTGAGACAAGCCAGCTATTCGCCAAATATGGGTTTGAATCAGGCGCCTCACGTGCAACATCAACTTTTAGACGGCTTTCAACTTCTTCAGAATTATCAGGCGTTCCTAGACTCATGTTAAATTGCTTCCTGTGTTATCCCATAACGGGAATAATTTTTTCTCAATTTTTCCACTAGGCCTTTCAAGTATAACTTCAATAACAATTTTACCGCCTGTAAATGAGGCGCTTGCTGAAGTAGATATGGCAATATTATCATCTACAAGCTGTTGAAGACCATTATTGATTACTGTACCCAATTCGGCAAGCATTGAGCTTGTAATTCTTTCTTGCTCAAATAGCCAAAATTTAGAACCCTGCTGAAACCCAGGAGTCGATTCATTACCAATCCATCCACGCCGAAGGTTATCAACAGCAATTTCGCTGCTATTTGCCCGTTCTTCTTCATAAATAGCCATCAATATTGTGGTATCTAATGCTTGATTGACAGGAATATCACCATTATCTGACCATTCAAAGTCATAATATCCTTTGTCTTGCTTAATAATTACATAGCTAGCCATTAAAGCACACCATTTATATTTGCTTCAGAGTTGCCACCGCTATCATTTCCTTGAGCGTGGCCGTGGGTATCGCCTATATCTTTTCCGTTGTTATTGACTGTTCCGGTGATTGATGTTGCCCCAATTATAGTCGTTGCACCTGTTATATCGACTGTACCAGTAATTTTCACATTTCCAATTATCTCAACATCTGGAGCAGTAACGGTCGCTTTTGTTGTCGCGTTAACATTTATATTATCACATGATGCATTTATATCTGTTTCGGTTTCAATATCAATATCTTTATTATTTTTAAAATGAATTTTTGATTTTGTAATCGGATGATAAAAAACAACTTCTCCGGCCTCGACTTTAATTCTTCCAATTGGATCGATACCCATAAGAATCGTGCCATCAGGAGACATATTTAAAGCCGGCTGTCCTTCAATGAGGTTTGCGTGCACACCATAAGGCGAAACAACATAAGCATCACCAACGCGACCATTCATTTCGAATTGCTGAATCGGGAATGACTTACTCTCATCGCCTTTTTTTGTAATATAGGCCAACCAATTACTGAGAAAACGCATCAAATTGATCTCCTACTGGCCGCGGTTCTTGCTGAGTTAAAATATAAGCATCTTTCTCAATAAAGTTTAATAAAGTAATTGATCCTGATTCGCTATAATTAAATTGAAGGCTTCCAACCATCATTTTTCTGGAAATATCAGCAAAATCATCTTCAATTGTAGCAAGCTGATTAACATCCCATAAATTAGCCTGGAAATTACGGTAACCCTGGACGGTTGCTGTATAAGTATTTCCCCTTGCTTTTCTTATTTTTTTAGTCCATTCGGCACGCTTTTTCAGTTCTTCAGAACTGTGCTTGTCTTTAGTAGCGACAAATTGCCGCCCTGCCCGAATTTCATTGTCTAAAATGATCCCGCCGGATTGATTCGATGCCGTAGCTATGTCGGGAGACGGCACCAAGGCCAACCCAACGGGATCAAGCTGTGATCTGAGTGAATAACGGTTAAATCTTTCTTCATCACTTAATGACCATGATGCCTCAAGAACATTATTTCCTTCAGAATTAATTTTATGCTGCAGCAAGCTTCCTGTATCAACAGGCTCAGAATTAGCAATAACAATATTTGCATCACCATCTGAGGTTAAGAATACTTGACGCTTTTTTGAGAACTCATTGGCTTTTGCAAAACATCCATCGCCGGGCTCACATTTAATAATATCTTCTGCAACATTGAAAACTTTTGGATTAACCGTATCGATCACCTTTAAAGATGAGCCTATATTGCTAATCATTTTTTCTAATAATTGTTTTAAAGTTAAATCTTTTAAATCACCCAATACATCGATGTTTGAATCAATAAAATCGGCTGTTTTATCTCTACCTGAATAAGTGATTGCATGTGAATCGGCTGAATAATTTCCTTCTATTCTCTCAATATATCCTGTGCACTTTTTTTCACCATCAACAATCATTTCCACTAAATCGCCTTTTTTGAATGGCGGAAATCCTGAATTTGATGTGGCAGTGAAAGAATAATCATTTGCTAATGTTTCAAACGAAATATTAACTGTAGCACTTAAATATTGATCGTATTCAACACCATTAACGCGAACCAATATCATGACGTTAATATCTCCACATCACCCTCAACAAATGAGGTCTGATCAATACCATTTAACGTTTGGAGCGTTTCAACTAAATCAGTATTGCCATAATATTTGAAGCACAAGAGGGCTAAAGTGGTTCTTTTTGTCGTGATAGTGATAACTCTACGCGCAGAAATACGAAGATCTGCCAATGTTGCATTTGCTTGCGATCTAATATTATTTAAATCGCTAATAGATGAATTTGAAATGTTTTCAGCAACAGAAATCAAATATTGCGCTTCAAGCTGATCATTGGCTTCATCAATATCTCTAACAGTCTGATATTCGATAGCTGCTGCGGCCACATAAGCATGCCCTAATGCTTGAGCCTTCATTGCACCGCGCAATACATCGTTATTATTTTTTCTTTCAATTAATCCCGATGTGGTTGGATTTATTACCGGATCATTATCGCCATAATTAAATAATTTTTTGAATGCATCGAATGAATCACCTGGAGCTTCGTATAAATTGCTCACAGAATTAAATAAACTTCCAATACTTTGAGATAATGCGGTTGGATTAACAATTAATTGATTAATTGAATCAGTAAAATTATCTAAATCCCTTCTATATTCATCAACTTGATCAGCTATTTGCCCTGTTCCTTCTGAAGCCGATTGAAAAGCATTAGCAACACCGGCAACAGCATCGGCACCAGCATCATAATTGTTAGGCGTATTAATATCCCATTCATCGGCTAAATTCTCATTTAATCCGGCTAAAAGCGTCTGATTGTCTTGATCTACCTGTGAAACTGAATTAATTGCCTGCTGTGGCACGCCTGCAGAATTATCAATGTCAAATTGCATTGTAATTTCAGCGCGACCTAGCTCTGTGATCGTCTCATTTATCGTATAAGCGCCAGCTTTTACATTATCGATCGCGCCAAAGGTCGGATGGATTAAAGTACCCGCTCCGCCCGATTCTAAAGCCCGTATAAGCGCCGCTTTTTGATTCTCGTAATCTTCAAAGGGAATGACTGAAACAATCTCGTATGACCTTGGAGCAGTGCCAAACTCTTCAATTGACTGCCTATTGGAGTTAGGGAATGAGAATAGCTGCCGTTTTACTCCACCGGACGTTTTTGCCGATTTGAATAGAAATTCAACATTTTTGTAAGTGGCAACTTTTAATTCAACAGCCATTATGCACCTTCCGCATTCATGCCAACATTAGCAGGACGGCCTTTTTGAGATACGTTTGCACCACCTTTTTGCTCTAATCCACCAGCCAATCCGACATTTAAATTCACATCGGTTTGAGATCGCTGATTCATATTTAAATCTTTGGTTAAGGCTATTTCATCCTCATTAAAGAATTTGAACACGCTTGCACCAAAATTCTCTAATACATCAGTAAAGCCGGTTAATTCAAAAATCTTATCAACTAATGATTTGACAGCAAAAAAAACGGCTGTGGCTGCGGCTGCAATAGCAAGGAATGGTGCCAATGCTACCGCCATTGATGCTGCGGCTGCGAGTGTTGCGGTATTCAAAAGACCAAATAAAAACACAAGACCACTCACCGCGAGCGCAATGGGCCCAATAACAGCGGCAAAGCCAATGAAACCCATAATAATATTTTGAGTAACAGGAGACAGGGCTTCAAATTTATCAATGATTTTAATTAGAAAATTAGTTAACCGAACAGAAACAAGTAAAAACTTGGTTCCAATTGTTACTTTTAAATCGTCAAATCGAGCAGATAATTTCCGGCTTCTATTGGCTGC